TAAACCAGTTCAAATGACTTTGCCAAGAATGTCATTTGAATTTATCGGGATGAACTATGATCCACAAAGGAAAACGACTCAAACACAGATAATTCAAACTGCACCTACGGCAGATAAAACCGATACTAAGAAGGTTTATATGCCAGTTCCATACAATATGTCATTTGAGTTGTCAATTATGACAAAATTAAATGATGATATGTTGCAGATTGTTGAACAAATTTTGCCATATTTTCAACCATCATATAATCTTTCAATTAATCTTTTGTCAAACGTCAATGAAAAAAGAGATGTTCCTATCGTTTTAGATAGTGTTACAATGAACGATGATTATGAAGGAAATTTTGAAACAAGAAGGGCACTCATTTATACTTTAAGATTTACTGCAAAGACTTACTTCTTTGGGCCTGTTACTTCTACATCCAGTGATATCATTAAGAAGGTTAATATTGGACTTGTTGGAGATTCTGGATCCAATAGGGTTAGAGAAGTTACATATTCTGTTGAACCAAGAGCGATTAAAAATTATACAGGGAACGTCGCAACAAATCTTTCTTCTGATATTGGATTATCTGAAACAACTATCGTTGTTAATGATGGAACAGCAATACCAGAAAATACTTACATTGTAATTGATAATGAAGAAATGTATGTTGATAGTATTTCTGGAAATACATTAACAGTTATTCGTGGAGCAGATTCAACTACAATAGCATCGCACGTAAGGGGAGCGGAAGTTAAGAAGATTACTTCTGAAGATAACGCTCTCATAGAATTCGGAGATAATTTTGGCTTTGATGGATCAGTAATTTGAGGTTAATTTTATGGATGATAAATTTAAATCATTAAATGAAACTTTTGATGTTACTGCAGAGATTGCAGAAACATCGATGAGTAAAATATCAGAAAAAGATGAAATTATTAAGAAAACAAGATCTTCGGATGAAGACATTAGAAAAGACTACGAATATACTAGAGGAAATTTGTATTCTATTATTGAAAAAGGACAAGAAGCAATTAATGGTATATTAGAACTAGCTCAAGAAACAGAACAGGCAAGAGCGTATGAAGTTGCTGGACAATTAATAAAAAATGTCGCTGATGCAACTGATAAATTAATGGAACTTCAGAAAAAACTGAAAGATGTGGAGGAAGAAAAACAAGTTAAAGGCCCATCAACAGTAAATAATGCACTTTTTGTTGGTTCAACAGCAGATTTGGCGAAAATGTTAAAGAATGGACTAGGTGAAGAAGATAAATAAACTAGGGAGAGAAATCCCGAAGTATTATTTACTCATACCTTTTGTCTAATGGCGAACGACTATAACAATTTGCCCTCTATCAATGAATTCGCCAATACTGGTGATGACTTACCTTCTGTAGAAGAGTTTATTCCAGAAGAATCGTTACCATCTATCGAAGATTTTATAGAGAAAGATCAGCAAGAATTAACAGAAGAAACTCAAACCATTGAGGACTTAGAAGGGAACACTTTCGCAGAGGTAAAAGATATTGTTCCCCCTTGGCCAGAGTTAATTCGTTTAATCAATGATATCAGAGAAGATATTCCTGATATTCCAGAAATAAAATATTATGATGATGAACTAAAGGCACTTACTGAAGAGATTGATTCTTTAAGGGAGAATATTCCAGTAGTTCCTGAGATACGATATTATGATAATGAAATTGAAGCAATCTGTGAGCAGATTGATTTAGTAAAAGAGCATATTTCAAATTCTATCTCAGAGTTACCTGAGGTAAAATATTATGACGAGCAGATTGAGACTATTGAAGAAAAACTTAGTCTCATTAATAGAAATATTAATGAACTTCCAGAACCAAAATATTATGAGGAAGATCTTCAGTCTTTAAAAGAAGACATTGAAAAAGTAAAAAATGAAATTCCCACATTTCCTAAATGGGTAAATGAGGTTAATGAAGTACCAGATTTTTCTTGGATAGGTAAAACATTTAGCGTCATTGATGATGATTTCATCAAAGTCAATGATACAATTGAAACTCTTGGTGAAAAAATAAAACTAGAGATTTCAAAATTATCTGAGCAAAACGAAACCAGACATTTTGAAAGTAAAGTTCAGTTTGGAACTGAAGTAAATGATTTAGATAAAAAACTAGGAGAAGAAAAGAACAAAATCTGGAAAGAACTTCGTGATTCTTCCATGAAAATTTGGGAGTATCATAAAGAATTTAAAGATGACGATCGTAAGTTAAAAAAACAAATTCTTGGGGAATATAATAAATTAAAGCAAAGCATTAAGGATGAACTTAAAGAAGTAAGTGAAGAAAGTGTCAAGACAGATGAACTTCTTCTTAAGTATTTTTCCGAACTAAAAGAAGAAATTGGAAATCTTCCGGAAGTCAAATATTATGATGATGATATTCGTCATGTAAGAAAAGACATCAAAGAATTATTTGATCTTGTTAAAGTAATAAAGGAAGAACAAAAAGAGATTCAAGATATTCAAGAAGGTTTACTTAATGAACCTCCAAGTGAACCAGAATCTGTAGACGGACAAAGAGATCCATTGACTCCAATGGATCAAAAATTTGCAACACTCGATGATCTTGCGAATCATTATCGATTATTCATTAATCGTGTACAACAACAAATTTCCACAATTGGTGGAGGTGGTGCTGGATTCATCAAAGATCTTGACGATGTAAGTTTTGATCAAACTACAGGTAATAATAAATTACTAATTTATGATCAAGCCAATTCTAGATGGGTTGGTATTGCAAGCACTGCTTTAAGCGGATCAACTGCCTTAGTTGATCTTACCGATGTTGACACATCCAATCTTGGAGATGGAAGATTTTTAAGATATGATGCATCTTCTAGTGAGTTTACTTTTTCTCCAGTATCAGCAACTAATCTTGAATTAATTGCTGGAGATATTCAATCTGGAGTTTTAACTACAACATCAATTCTTCCAGCTACAGTAATGTCTATAAGTGCAACAACTTATAGATCAGTTAACTATCAGATCCAAGTAACTGAGGGATCTAACTACAACATGACAACTATTAATGTGATACATGATGGTAGTAACACATATATGACAGAATATGGAACAATTAATCAACCAACAGGAATTGCAACATTTTCAACTGATATTAGTGGCGGTGCATTGAGATTACTTGGATATCCATCATCAACAAATTCAACGACATTTAAAGTAATCTTTACTGCATTAGAATCATGAAAACATTTAAAGAGTTCCAAGAGTCTTGGACGAATAAATATAAAAAGAGTATTGATTGCTCTAATCCAAAAGGATTTTCTCAGAAAGCTCATTGCGCTGGACGAAAGAAAAGAGCAAGAGGTGAAGAAACTAAATCAAAACCAGTTGAATGAAAGAAAACGGACGCTGCCCTTCGGGACAATATTACTGCTACACCAACAAGGAATGTAAACCAATTCCTGCTGGATTTATGGTGGATCCTGAGGGAATGCTTCGTAAAGAAAATGGTGCTTCAATTGATGAGGCAGGAAGTCTTCATCACTGGTTCAAAGGTTCTAAGTCTAAAGGTGGCAAACCTGGATGGGTTCAAGCAGATGGTTCTCCATGTGCAAATGAACCTGGAGAGACTAAAACTCCAAAATGTTTTAGTAGTTCAAGACTTGCTGCATTGAAAAGAAAAGGTAAAAAAGGTGAATCGCTGATCCGTTCAGCAGTTCGTCGTAAACGTGAAAAGGATCCTGGACAACAACAAAAATCTGGGGCAGCAAAACCAACAAATGTGAGAACCTTTGCAAAAGGTAAAAAAAGTAAAGACTACGTAAAACCAGAACCAGGACTTAAAGAAATGGCAGAAAAAAAAGATCATGAATATTCTATGGCACGTTCTGAATTAAAGACTGTCAAAGATGCTGCAAAAAGATTAGAGAAGAAAATGGGCAAAAAAGGAGAAGGAAATCTTGAAGCCTGGGTTCAATCAAAAATCACTAAAGCAGCAGATTATATTGATACTGCCGCAGATTATGTAACTAATGAAGAGTTTACAACACTTCCACTTGAAATTGAAATTCCTAATAATATTAGAGATTTCAATCTTGGATTAATGTTTAGGGAAAGTCTTGACTTCAATAAAGGAATGTTATTTGTTTTTGATGAAGTTGGACAGAAGTCATTCCACATGACTGAAACAAAGATTCCTCTTGATATTGCATTCATCACTGAAGATGGATACGTTGACAGTATCAAAGAGTTAGAGCCATATGATAAAAATCCAGTCTCTTCCGATGGCGAAGTTCTACGAGCATTAGAAGTAAACCGTGGATGGTTTGCTGAGAACAACGTTGAAGTTGGAGACGAAATTCAAATTGTGCTTGATGAGGCACAAAAAGACATTAAAGGTAAAGGCAGTGGAAAGAAAGATGCCTGTTACCATAAAGTAAAGTCACGTTATAGCGTTTGGCCAAGTGCATATGCGTCAGGAGCACTGGTTAAATGTCGTAAAGCAGGTGCATCAAACTGGGGAAACAAATCAGAAGAAACTAATTACGAACTTGATGAAAAATGTTGGAAAGGTTATGAGAAAAAAGGAATGAAAACTATGTTTGGTAAGAAGTATCCAAATTGCATAAAGAAAGAATCTATTGAATTTGAAGAATCGGTAAGAGTTCCTTCAAAAACTGGAAATATTGTAATGGTTACTCTTACTTGGAGAGGAAAATATTATGGAATTAAAATGTTCTTCCCATCAGTAAAGATGCCTAGCAGATCTGATGTTCAAAATCAGATTGACAAAGTTTATCCTGGCGCAAAAGTAACAAGTTACGTAGTATCGGACTATGAACCAGGACAACCAATCCTTCATACAGAAGGAGCAGCATGGACAAAGAAAGAGGGACAAAACAAATCAGGTGGACTTAACGAAAAAGGAAGAAAATCTTACGAGAGAGAAAATCCTGGAAGCGACCTTAAGGCACCAAGCAAGAAGGTTGGAAATCCCAGAAGGGCATCGTTTTGCGCTAGAATGAAAGGAATGAAGAAGAAACTCACTTCTTCTAAAACTGCAAGCGATCCCAATAGTAGAATAAATAAGTCATTAAGAGCCTGGAACTGCTGATATGAAAAGTTTTAAACAATTTATGTCAGAAAGTGTCACTATCCAAGGTGATTTCAACGGCACTCTCAATGTAGGTTACGATCCTGTTCAGCAAAAGGTTGATGAGCAGAATCAATATATTGCCGACGTTATGTGGATGGGAAGTATCTACAGAATGAGATTGGAGAAAAAAGAATCGTTGAGACTTCCAACTACTCAAGAGTTAGCAGAACAACTTCAAGGAGAATATCCTGGCGCAATTGTTCAGAGAATCTATCCAATTGAACCAAAACCAGAAGTTAAAATCGCAGACGTAAAGAGGTATCATCCAGGCAAATTAGAGTGGGTATAAATTATGGCTCAGTGGAATAAGAATACACAAGATTATCTAAACCAGGAAAGAACACTTCATGAAGTTATCATGTGTGCTGATAGATTTGGTAATATTGGAAATTGTGGAGTTGCTACTGGAGTAGGTGGAGGGGGATATGATGCATTTGGAAGAATGCGTGTATCTGAGCCACACACTCTTGCAGACTATT